ATGTAAAAAGGGACCTAAATGATCCCGTTTTCTCTGAATTCTTTCAGCAAGCCATATCTACGGCCCAGCTTTTCAAAATACCTTTGGCACCTGGCAAGATCAGAATATGAATACTCTATGTTTTCAAAATTCATCTGCCAAATAATCGCTCTGCCTCTGACCTTGTTTTTTTCCATAAGATACTTCCAGCTTCCGTCTGTCCTCTTCATTCGTCTCCTCCTTTCTGAAATCTCTTCCCTTGCACTTCCAGGTTTTTCCTTTGTAGACAATGTAGATGTCAAGATCAAGGAATTCTTCAAATGTCAGCGTCTTCTTCTTCATAAATCTGCCAATCCTCCAAATAAAGCCCATAGATCATAAGCGGGATCCCGATGATCGCCACTACCACAACATACCAGTCAAACGTAGTCATTCAATTACCTCCTTCTCATCAAAGGTAAAGAAATTCCATCCGTCTCCGTCCGGGTAGGCTACGATGTCGTATTGGAATGTTCCGTCCCAATCCTCCACGATTGACCTACATTCGTCCCAGGTTTCACCCAGGGCTTTTTCCACTCTCTCACGCAAGAAGGCCTCAGCTTTTTCGCAATCCTTGAATACCTTCGTGAGCATTTCGCCAAAGGCCTCGTTGTCGTTTGTCTCGTGATAAACATAAACTTTCATTTCTTCGTCTCCTTCCCGCTCTGCCTTTTTCATGCGGACTTGCGACCGCCAATGGTGGCATTAGGAAGGGGAGGCCCCCCTTTTTTTATAACTTGGGTAATTCTCCTGTGGTCTTCATTTCTGTTCCTCCCATCCAATGATTTTGTCAATGACCCAGTAGATCGTTCCTTCGTCTTCCTTGTTGCGCAGTCTAAGCACCTCATCTTCTCCGGCCTGGAAATACTCCAGCTTCTTAGCCAGCCATACCTCCCCGTCAAACTCATTGAACAGATTCATCGTGCGGATGTCTTCAACAAGCCATTCCTTGACCATAGCCAGGAGGCTCTCCCTCGTGCCGATGAAAACGGGATTTGCGTCTCCATCATAAGTAGTTAAAACGTTTTCTTTATACATATTTTTCTCCTTCCCTCTCCACGTTTACACAAGGACTTGAGACCTTCGTTGGTAGTGTTAGGAAGGGGATTTCTCCCCTAAAGGCTATTCCGGGAAGTAGTAGAAAACCTCGTTGTCAAAATCTTCCGGCCAAATGTCATAAGCATCGAATACTCTCGCCTTGATCTCATCGACCGAAACATTCCTGTAACCGAGCTCATCCAAGGCGGTGAGCATTCTTTCCTTCATGTCCTTTGTCTTTTTCGTCACGATCCTAACAAAGGCCCCGCCTTTTCTGCTAGAAAGAATATCCAGGTCATAGCATAAATTCCAGGTATTCTTCCAGGACAGAAGCTCAAAGTAGGCGCTCTGCCAATTGTGGCCCTCATCAAAATCGCTATATGTGGCGGTAAAGATAAGGCAGTTTACGATCTCAGAATAGTCATTGAATTGTGTTTTCATATCCTCTCCTTCTCTGTCTGTCTTTTCCAAAACGGCTTCAGACGTTCTTTGGCGACATTAAGAAGGGCTTTTAGCCCTGTTCAATTGACTTTGATAAAGCCTCCTCAAGCAAGAAAACTCTGCATTTCAAGGCCTCACAAATGTTTATGGCGATCTTATAGTTTGGCTCAACCTCGCTAAGCTTCTTGATTAACAGATCGGTACATTCTAATACATCGTCAAATCTCATTTTTTGATTGCAATTCATTGTTTCCTCTCTTTCCCCATCTGCTTTTCTCATAGCGACTTTGGACGCTCAATGGTAGCATTAAGAAGGGCCTATGCGGTGCCCTTGATTATTTTTACGCATATGTTGTCATACATCTTTTCGGCCTTCTGTAAGCTCTCGTTGATCAGAAATCTATTGAGCTCCAGGTTCTGCTTCTCGTACTCTACGATATAGATATTTCCAATAGGGCACGATATAAGATAAAGCCAAATGTTTCTTCCGTTGATCGTTGAATGATTTTGCGTGTAGAAATTTGCTTCCATTATCTGTCCTCCTTTCTTACCAGGCCCGTTACAGACCAGGCACCCATTGAATGGTACCAACATTCCACCAGGCCGTCGTGCTTTTCTAGCTCTTCCAGGAGCTCTTTTTCAAGGGCTATCCCGTCCTCGTCATCCGGTTCATATTCATGCTCAATTGCGTATTTGACATAACGTTCAATGTCCCATGAATACCCGATGATCGTCTCAGCGTCAAAAATGATGTTGAAGTTATACATTCTTTCCTCCTCTTCCTCTGTGTTTATCCCGGCTTGGAACGGGCCTCGGCCACATTAAGAGGGATTGTCCCTCCCTCAGATTTCCGCTAAAAGTTTGATGTAGCTTTTCAGCGTTTCATCCTCGTTTAAAAACTTTGTCCACTCGTCCTCATACCTTTTTGTGATACGGGAAATGCCTTTCGTTTGCTTGAACAGAAACTTCAGAAAATCGGCCCTTTCCTGGTAGGCCTTGTCTGTGGCCTCTCTCATACTCGTTTGATAGCGGTATGACTCCCAAGTCCTGTTAAGGTAATTGACCCGGCCTTTAGCTACTTCATAACCGTTAGCGTTCATCAAGCGGGAAATGTGGCAAAAGCCGTCCCTTGTGCCCTGTGTCTCGTTTACGAAAGTAAAGCCATTCAAGTTTTTTAATTCCATAATGTTTTCTCCTCGTGCCCTGCACGGACCGGATTTCTCCGGTTTCGTCGTAATTCTCAACGACTCTTCAGCGTGCTTAATAGCTTGCCGATCTCCTTCTGAGTGAACCGCTTTTTGTAAAGTAAAACGATTGTGTTTCAGCGTATATACTGGCGTCGTCGTATTTGTCTACGTCGTACACGTGCCAAATCTCGTCACCTTTCAGCAAAAAGCCAACCTGGTTCAAACAAGAAGCGATTTTCTCAGCGTTTTTTGCGTTCACCTTATGAGCGCTAGAGGCTGAATAAATAAACTCATTCCCGGCAATTGTTTTAGCTAAAATTTTCATGTTGTCTCCTTTTCTCTCACTCTGTATTTATGCGGGCTTGTGACCGCCTTAGGCTACATTAAGAGGGGGGCTAGATAGCTAAGACTTCCCCCGTTTTTTCATCCACTCTTTCAAGAGGCATGGCCCTGTTGTAATCCCTGGTAATGTAAAAGAAATGCTTTAGGCCGTCCAGGTAACCGACAAAACCGACGCTGAATTGCATGCAGTTTTTTCCTAAGATCACTAGGCCGTGGCCGTCCGTCTTATATTCAAGACTCTTGCAATAATTGAAGGCATTTACCTTAGCATGAGAAGGGCAATCGTAGGCTTCATAGATATCGGTAGCGTATCTCCAATAGTCCGACCTGGTAGCCGTCGTAATCTCTTTCCATAACTCAAAATTGGCCTTGATCTGCTTGTTAGAAGTAATGGTGAAATCGTTTCTAGTCATTGTTTTTTTCTCCTTAGGCTATTCAGCCCTATAAAGGCCCTAACGAATTAAAGCCCTTATAGGACCGGGCGAAGATTTCGCTCAATCCATAAAGGATAGAAACAACATTTTATGATCGTCTAGCCGTCTTAGGCTTGTTGTGAGCCTTAGGGGAACGCCCGGCGGTTTGACTGCTTTTCAATGAACGGCGCTTCAGTTTTACGTTGGCCGTCTAACTGGAGGCAATTTCATCTTAAGCGTTGACCGTCTAACATGTCAATAACTTTTTTTCGTTGAACGGCTAACAGAGGGGCACCCGCATTCAAAAAAGCCTTATTTTAAAGGCCGATTGATAGATTATGTGAAATTATGTGAAATGATCAAAAAGGCGTAAAAGGGCATACATGCACCACAAAAAGGCCTTAATATGATAGCATAAGGAAAAACCGATCAAGAGATAATTAAAAACCGCTTAGAGGTTCATGTGATTGTCATTCAGATCGGGGAAGGGATAAGAAAATGAAGTGCAAGAAATGCGGGGCCACCATGGAACGCAAAAAGGCCGGGCCGAAAAGCTTTAACTATGTTTGTCCTAATTGTGGCTACACGATCAAACGCAAGAATAACGAAAGCCCCTATGCGCAAGCTTACTCAAACGTTATGAGCGAAAGCCCCGGAAGGGCCGAAAACTAAAGGGAATAAAGGTACCTATTAGCTCATTCCATAGTATACAGACATATAGACACTAAGCCGATCTTACATAGGCATAGATCAAGCGAAACAGGACCACAAAACCGCCCGCAAACACCAACACAAACACCGGGACAAGACAAACAAGGACAGCGGATAGAAGCAAACGCTTAATCCGTTTATCATTAACCGATCTCAGGTTCATATGACCGTGATCCCGCTTCCACTTTTCTATAATAGGATAGAGGGGCCCTGTTGCCGATCTGTTGCAAGCGATCAAATGAGGCCTATTTATCCATATGTTCCGGTCCCCTCTGAGGGGCTGGAGGGGGAGACAAGAGGGGGGGAGGCCGTCAGATCGGGGAGGCTCCAGGGGGGAGGGGGTAGGGACCCTTTTTTCGCCGGATCTCCGAGCGATATAGGTCGCCCTTTTAAAATCGCCCCAATTTTGGTCTTCCGTACAGGGGGACCCTATCTCAGAAAAAATTTTCCCGCAATTTCGGAATACGGAGGACTTATGAGGTTTACAAGTGAAAACGCAAGAGAATACGCACTCAGAAGTTGCTCGAATGCCAAGGAACGAAGGGCCAAAGGCGTGAAGACACAGAAAGAGCGCAAGAAGATGAAGGAAGAGCTGAAGACCCTTCTGAAAATATCTTTGAACCGGGGAGACATCATCAACGCAGACGACGTTCTGTCATTGGATGAAGCGGAGAAAGCCAATATCACGGTTCAGACGGCAATGAACATCGCCATGATCAAGAGAGCAATCAACGGAGACGTGAACGCTTATTTGGCGGTGAGAGATACGGTCGGAGAGAAACCGACGGACAAAGTTGAGATCGATACGAATTTAACCGTTGAGGAATGGGCAAAGAATCACAAGGTGAAGCTGTAGAATTCACGGCGCAGGACTTCATTGAGGAGTTTTTCAAGATCCGTGACAAAAAAGGGAATCTGATCAACCTGAAGTTCAACTATCCCCAGCAGATATTTTACGATCATCTGAAGGAGAGCTACGGCAACAAGCCCTCCCGCTATATTGTATTGAAGGCAAGACAGTTGGGTATTTCCACATTTACCGAAGCTTTCATAACCTTCATGACCATCTTCAATCCGAACACGAACAGCGTGATAATGGCGCATCTTGCTGAAAGTGCTTCAAGTATTTTCAACATGACCCGTTTATTTATTTCGGAACTGCCGGACGGGATGCGCCCACAGCAGAAATATTCCAATGCGAAAGAGATCGTGTTCGATGGAGAGAACGGACTGAAATCGTCGATCCGTGTCATGGTAGCAAGCGATGCGACCCGTGGTTCCACCTATAAGTACGCACATTTGAGTGAGGTGGCGTTTTGGGAGCATCCCGAAGAAGCACTCCTGGCGCTGAACCAGGCGGTGCCTATGACGGACGATTCACTTATAGTGATGGAATCCACAGCGAATGGTTTTAATCACTTCTACAACCTTTGGCAGGATGCCGTAAACGGACGCAACGATTATACACCCATCTTTTTTCCATGGTATGTGGATCCCGCCTATACCCGGCCCTACGATGGATTTGCACTTACGAATTACGAAAAAGACATCAGGGAACGGTATAACCTCACCCTGGACCAACTGCAATGGAGAAGATGGTGTATCTCAAACAACTGCGGTAACGACGAACTGAAGTTCAGGCAGGAGTATCCCATAACTCCCGAAGAAGCTTTTATTACTTCCGGTACAAGCGTTTTCAATACCGAATTGATACTGGAACATATGAAATCTTTGCCCGAACCCATCAAGAGGGGGTATTTCGATTACGACTACGACGGACTTCACATCACGAACATCCATTGGCGTGACGACCCTATGGGCTACATCCGGATATACAGGGACTATTCCGGGGGCAACACGGTCATCGGAGGAGATACTGCGGGAGAGGGAAGCGACTATTTTGTTGGTCAGGTCCTGGACTCCACAGGATACTTATGCGCCACCCTGCACCATCAGTTCGACGAAGACCTTTACGTCAAGCAGATGTACTGTTTAGGAGCCTACTATCACTCGTTAATAGCGATAGAGGCCAACTTCTCCACGTTCCCCAACAGGGAATTGCAGAGGCTGAGATACCCGAATCTTTACGTAAGGGAGACGTTCGACAACATCGCCTACGACGTCCAGGAGAAGTTCGGTTTCAAGACCACTTCTTTGACAAGACCCTTGATCATCTCTGAATTGGTGGAAATATCCCGTGAGCACATCGACCTGATAAACGACCGGGAAACCCTTCAGGAAATGCTCAGCTTCGTCCGAAACGCACGTGGCAGGGCAGAGGCATCCGAAGGGACCCACGACGACCTTGTGATGGGTCTTGCGATTGCCTATCACGCCTTGGGGCAACTTCCAAATCGGACAGAAAAGAGAAAGTTTAGAACTGAAAGGAGGGACGAGGACCTGGAGTTCTTCGATTACCAATGAAATATTCAGAAGCATACGGAAAGACTTTAAGGGGGCGTGAAAAAGGCCTTCAGACCGACGGTACTCCCCGGACGATCGCCGGAACCCAGGCGAGATTGGGGAACATCCCCTTCCACGGAAAAGGGGTGAATTACTCCAAAAGGGAGAGATTGAAGATGTTCGGCGGGGGAGAACCCTCCAAGACAGAACCCATTCCCACAAGCGGTAGGACAAAGCGCATGGCGAATGGAGATGTGGACCGCATACGGGCGAGCTGGGAAAGACCCAACGACGTCTACATGAATAACGGGAACTACGACATGGAAAGCAACGTCAGGAATTCACGTGACCGCATGATCAGATCGAGAATGCTGAAACAGGTCGCAGGAAGATACGCAGGAGAGAAAAAAGCACAGCATCAGATGCACA